CTGGTCAGACGGTTACGGTGACTTCCTTTACCTTGACGGCGGCGAATACGTAATGATGACCCTGACAACCTCCCAATTCGCCACCCTCAAAGCCTATGCCCTGCTCGATCCGACCGCCGCGAACTTTATTGCCAACGGCAACGATCCGCAGCTTGCCGAATGGTTCAACGAGCCGTCGACCAAGGTCGTCTGGCGCTCGCTGGTGCCTGTCTCTGACGTGGGTCAGTCGTTCGAGGCCACCGAACTATCCGGCCTGACCTCGCTGAACAATGACCGCCTCGGCACGTTCGCGCTGTGGAATCCGGCAGGCGCAACCCCGGCGCGTGTCGATCACCGGACGTTCTTCAACAGCATCTTCTCCGGGGCGGGCGGTGCCACCACGCGCGGGCGGCTGGATACGCTCTGGCGGCGCTTCGCCACCCGCGCCGAAGCCGCGCTGGCCACCGGCACCGGGACGACGCAAGACCCGGCGGTGCTGACCTGGGAAGGCGGTCTAAGCACCAACGATTCAATCCCGATCCGCAACGCTTAAGGGGTAGATCATGGCGGGTGAAACGATTGTCGTTGAGGGCACGCAAAAGACGCTCGAAGCCAATGGCGCGTCCATCGGCAACGGGGTGGTCGTGCAGGCCAACGATGCGACCTACGGACGGGCAGCGGATGGGGCGAGCTACCCGGACGCCGAATTTGTCATGTCTGCGACGTATTCCAGCGCGCCGACCGAAGGCAGCGTAATCATCCTCTGCGCCCGCCCGATCGATGTCGACGGCACGGCAGATACCGAAGTCCCGGAAGCCGGCAGGCCGGGCGTGTTCATCGGGGCATTCGTGGTCAATAACGTCACGACGCTCCAGTACATGACCTGCACCGGAGTCGATGTACCGAAGCTGGCTGAATATTACCTGTACAACACCACCGGCCAGACGATCCCGGCGGGCTGGACGCTCAAGGTCACGCCGCGCTCCTACTCGACGGCGGTCTGATGAAGGTTCGCCGCGTCCGCACTTCCCAGCCGCAGCACAAGGCTGAGATCGACTGGTCGAATCCGATCACGCTTGGTCTTGTGTATTGGGAGATGCCAGGAAACGGCAAGGCGGTGCCTTCGGCCATCACCGGGGCGAAGCGGTACACGACATCTCGCGGCATCGCCTACGGCTTCGGCAGCGGCTTCGGAACGACCACCACCGATATCCTCAAGACGCAGTTCAATCAGCATTCCACGCTGCGCAGCTATTTCGGCATCTCAATGGCGACCGGCGGGGCGTCAAATCTCGGGCGGGTTTTCGACAAGCGCAGCGGCGCGACGGATTCTGAGCATCTGCTTGTAGAAACCTCGGCGGTGAATAAACTGATCCGCTACGGGCGGCAGTGGGCGGCGCTATCTCAGTGGTCATCGCCCGTCGATTCCATCGTCCTCGGACGTGAATTTACCTGGAGTTTGAGCTATGCCGCAAACGCAAATACAGATGACCCGGTATTGTATGTTGATGGCGTCCCGGTGGCCGTCACCGTCACAGCCCGCGCCGCGTCCAGTTCTGTCGTCAACAACACGAATTTCTACACGCTCGGCAACCGGGACAGCGACAAGGGCCGTGGCACTATCGGCTATACGACGCTCTGGCTGGTATTCGACCGGATACTTTCCGCCACCGAGCATCGGTCGCTGCACGACAACCCCTGGCAGATCTTCAAGCCGCGCCTGCTTCCGGTGGGCGGCACCGTTACCGCCCAATACGCCCGCCCGACCTCGGACGTTTCTGCCGGCACATGGACCGCATCAACCGGCTCCGACCTGTACGCGATGCTCGACGAAACCACGGCGAACGATGCCGACTACATCAGCACGGTCAATGCGTCGACCTGCGAAGTCGCGCTAGGCGCCCTGACTGATCCAGCATCAAGCACCGGCCATGTCGTGCGCTACCGCATCGCGGCGGATTCGGGCGGGATCATCGTGCGTCTGCGCCAAGGCTCCACCACCATCGCCAGTTGGACGCATAACCCTGCGCCCGGCTCTCTAACCACCTACGCGCAAACCCTGAGCGGCGGCGAAGCTGATGCAATTACTTCGTATAGCTCACTCAAACTCCAATTCGAGGCCACGCCATGATCCTGCTGACATCAACCAGCGACGTTATCAAAATGTACTGCTCCGCTGCATCGACCATCGAAGCGCACTGCTCCTACGTTGACCTGGACGGCAGCACGGTCACGCCGGGCCGATTTAATCTCATCGCTTCGGCAGCGACGAACTACATCATTGTGATCTCCCCTAGCGGAACGGCGGTTCGCAACGTCAAGCACATCAATATCACCAACAACCACGCCAGCGCTTCCTGTGGCGTGCGCGTGACGCACACGGACGGCACAACGGAAGTCGAGCTGATGGAGTTCACGTTGCTCCCCGGCGAGAACATGATCTTCAACGAAGAGGGTCGCTGGGCACACCGTGACGCGCAAGGCGCGGAATACCCACCCGCCGGCCTCGGTTCGTACAATGGCCGCACCATCGGCTTCATGAAGGCCGGCACAGCGGCCGATGCGGCCGGCTACTGGTATTGCACCAGCAAGGACAACGGATTTCCCGGCGCATGGGCGGTCGGCACGCCGGGCGTCAATGGCCGGGTGACGGATGGCACGGCGGCGGCCGACAACGGCTGTTTCCCGATTGCCAACCCGAGTGTCGGGGCGAACTACCTGACCGAAGTGAATATGGCCTCTGCCGTCAATCACACACATCTGCTGTTCGATTGCTTGTGGGTTAATTCCGGGCTGGCCATCACTACTACCGGCGCGCAGGCGATCACTACGCCGACCCTGCCGGCGCGCGACATCAACGGAACGACCAACGGCGAAGGCTGTTCAATTGCCCTCCTGTGCACGGCGGCAGTCGGCCTCGCAGCGGTGGCATCAAATGCCACGGTCACTTATACGAACAGCGACGGCACCGGCAGCCGCACCGCCACGCTGTCCGCCATCGTCGGCTCGCAGGCGCCGGCCACGCCGGTCATCGGCACGCTGATCTGGTTCAACCTGCAGGCCGGCGACAAGGGCGTTCGCTCGATCCAGTCGATCACGCTCAATACCTCGTGGGTGTCCGGGTCGATCAGCCTGATGATTACCCGCGACATCGCCACCATCGGCACGACGATCCCGAACGTCAACGCACAGAAGATCATCGGCACGCCGGGCATCCGCCTTTATAACGGCACCTGCCTGCTGCACTGCAACCTCGCCAGCGCGACGACGGCGACGTTCTACGCGGGCGAACTGGTAGTTATGGAGAAGTAGGTGGCGAACCCGCCCGGCACCTTTGACGAAACCGCGCTCGCGGCGGGGTGGTTTGACGATACCGTCACGCCGGCGGGGTGGTTCGATGGGGATTTCGGAAACGCGGCGAACATAAACGTCCGTGTAACATGGGCAGAGTTTGAAGTTCCTGAAGCAACCGGCGGCGGTTCGGTCAATGCCACGCTCGCCGTTACTGAATCGAACGATACAGCGTCAGCATCAGCGACGATTGCGCTATCGGCAACGCTGGCCGTAAGCGAGTCAGCCGATACATTATCTAGCTCGGCATCGGTTCCTGTATCCGCCACGGACAGCCTGGCGGAATCAGCCGATACGATCAGCAGTGCGGCAAGTGTCATCGTCGCCGGTGCGGTAGCGAATACCGATGCGCCGGATACTGTTTCGGCTTCCGGCACTGTCACCATCGGCGCAACGCTGGCACAGACTGAATCTGCGGATACTGCATCCGGTTCGGCTGCCGTAGCAATCGCTGCAACATTGGCGGTCACGGAATATGCGGATAGCGTTTCCGCTGTGGTCAGCGTTCCATTGTCGGCAAGCCTGGCGGTTACTGAGTCTAGCGATTCGCTGTCATCTGCGGCAACGGTGGAGATTGCCGCCAGCCTGAGCGTTACTGAATCAGCAGATACCGTTTCGGCATCGGCAACGATCATTGATGGTGTCAATGCCTCACTGATCGTAACCGAAGGAGCAGACACCTTATCTGCATCGGCGTCGGTGCCGCTGTCGGCCAGCCTGAGCTATACGGAAGAGGATGATACTGCATCCGGTTTAGCTTCTGTCACGATCAACGCCACGGCGACACTTACTGAAACCGGCGATTCAATCTCTGGCGTTTCGGTTGTTGAAATCACGGCAACCGCATCGCTCACGGAGTCGGCTGATTCGTTGTCAGCATCGGCAACGCTGGTAGATGGTATCAGTGCCTCGCTGAATGCGACCGAAGCGGCGGATACGCTGGCCGCCGTCGCCAATGCGGCGATTGCTGCATCGCTTGCTGCATCTGATGATGGCGATTCACTTTCGTCTCAGGCGGCGATTGCGCTATCCGCTGCGCTGAATGCGGTCGAGTATGGCGATACCGTTGTTTCGTCAGTCGGAATCTCAATTACCTGTTCGGCGTCGCTGTCTGAAGACGGCGATACGCTCACGGCAACCGCTTCGATCATCAGTGACACGAATACGATCAATGCGGCGTCAATGGTCAGGCTGGCAGAGATATGGGCGAGGATGGAACTTGATGCAACGAAACCGCTATCGACCAGCGCAACGCTATTGACCGTTGGAACGATCAGTCAGGATATATCTACAGGCGGCGCAGTGCGTACCGGATCTGCTTTGGTTCCTACAATTGACCCAGATACGATGATTGCTGAAGTGTGGCAACGCCTAGGCCTTGATCCTGACAACGCCTTGACACAGACGAATACGAACATTGATGTCGGGAATATTCACCTGACCGTTTCCGGTTCCGATACCTTGACGGTGCAACGTGTCTAATCCGCGCTCAGTTGTCTCGTTCGGGATAGGCTTTGGCGCGCTAGCCATTGCTTCGATTGGCCTGCTGCCGATTGCGGTTGAACAGGAACAATCGGGCGGCGCGCTCAAGGTGGCGCAGATTCGTGCCGCTGTCGCCAAGGAAAGCGAACGCCAAGCCAAGCAGCGCAAGCTGGCGCAGGAGCAGGCCGAAGCACTGGCGCGTATTGCTCAGGTTGAATCAGAGCGAAAGGCCGAAGAAGAAACCGAACGGAAATATTCAGAGCTGGTCGCAAGGCTATCCGTTGTCGCACCGGAAGAACTATCGAAGCCGGTAGAACTGGCGCCGGATGCGATTCATCGGCTTGCGTCTATCAGAGATGCAGCAGCGCAAGGCGTCAGGTTGGCGCTAAACGAACATGCTAAGAATTCGCCGGTTTCTATACAGGTTGCCGATGACACGTTACAAAATGCCGCTTTTATTAACGATGACGAGGCAATGGCGCTGATTATGATCCTTGCGGAAATCGACTGATGGCGACCGCAAACGAGAAGCTGCAAACCGCAGCAATTGACCATTCGCACGACATCATCCGCTACCAGAACCAAGTCGTCTATAAGGTCATGGCGTTGCTGAATCGGACGGACAAGGATTTATTCGTTCAACTGACCGCCGCATTGCAGCAGTTGCCGGTTTCACAGTTCACCGTCGAGCGGCTGGATTCATTGCTCGCATCGGTTCGCCAGATCAACGCGGCGGCCTATCAGAAGATACGCCACGAATTGCAAACAGAGCTGGCCGATCTGGTCGCCTATGAGTCAGGCTATCAGCAGCAGCTATTCCAGAATACGCTGCCGGTAGCGTTTGAGGTTGCTACGGTTCCGGTTGCACAAGTCGTATCGTCGGCAATGGCTAGACCGTTTCAAGGCCGGCTATTGTCGGAATGGATGGCCGGGCTGGAAGCCGAGAAAGCCGCAAAGATTCGGGACGCAATCCGCATAGGATATGTCGAAGGGCAGACCATTCCAGAGATGGTCGCACGGTTGCGCGGAACGAAGGCCAAGCAGTATCAGGACGGGATACTTGAAATCACGCGCCGGAACGCTGAAACCATCGTGCGTACCGCCGTCAGTCACACGGCGAACCACACGCGGCAGAAGTTCGCAGAAGCCAATGATGATCTGGTCAAGGGATGGAAATTTTTGGCTACGATGGATTCTAGAGTGACCGTTTTATGTGCATCGTTGGACGGTAAAGTATTCCCCATTGGAGAAGGACCGCAGCCTCCTAGACACCATAATTGCCGGAGTACGTCGGTCCCGATTTTGCGCAGTTGGAAAGAGTTAGGAATAGACCTTAAGGAATTGCCCGAAGGCACAAGGGCGGCTTATGACGGGCAGGTTCCAGCTAACCTAACATACGGCGAATGGCTGAAGAGCAAGCCGGCAGCATTCCAGGATGAGGTTTTGGGAAAAACCAAGGGGAAATTATTCCGTGCAGGAATGCCAATTGATAGTTTCGTCAATCGCGCTGGCAATGTTTTGACGCTAGACGAACTGCGCAAAAAGGACGCCGCAATGTTCGCAAAGGCGGGCGTATAGGCGTAAGATAGACGGGCCGCAACGGTGCTTCCAACACCGTGCGACCCTAACCAATCAGACTATTAAGGAGTCCGAAATGGCTGCGAGAAATTGTACAGCATGCACGGTATGTGGAAGCATGCATTCGCCACCCAAAGCAAAAGCTGGAAAATTCTGTTCTATTGCCTGCTATAGAATTGCTCAGAGGTCTGGGCAGTACAAAAGCGGCCCAAAAGAAACAACTATGCGCATGCCGTGTGCGCATTGCGGAAAAGTGGTTGTTGGTCTTCCGTCGATTAAACGCAATGGCGAATATGCAGAAAATGTTTTTTGCGACCGCCATTGTTATGACGAATACAGGCGCATGGTTGCAGAACGCAGAACGAAGGCATGTGCGTACTGTGGAACAAAATTCATACCAAGTTCAGATAGTAGAAAATACTGCTCAGATCATTGCTGGAAATCAGCTAAGAAGGCGACGCCTAAAAATTGCGTCAATTGCGGATGCCTATTTACGCCGGTTAAGATGGTCAAGTCTAGGGGCGTGTTTATAAGTTACAACAGCGGAAAGACTTGCTCTGTAAGTTGCCATAACGCATGGATTCGCAATGATCCTGGCCGCAAGGCGAAGATAAGCGCAGCATTCAAAGGATCGAATCATCCTAACTGGCAGGGCGGTAAGGCTTTGCTTAACAACGTAAGCAATCGCGGGCCGAACTGGAGCAAGCAAAGGAGCGCGGCTTTAAAACGCGACAGAAGAAGGTGTGCAGATTGCGGTATTTCAGAGGATGATTGTCGAGAAAAGTATGGGCGAGGACTAGATGTAGATCACGTCGTTCCTTTTCATAATTTCAGAAGTTACAAAAAAGCTAATTCGTTGTCTAACCTTCGTTCTTTGTGTGCTTCATGCCATCGCATATCTGAAGCAAAGCGCTGCATGGTTCAGATGGTTTTGCCGATGCAAGATAGTGCGGCGAGAATGCATCGCGGATACGCAACCGGCGAACGCCACCCAAAAGCAAAGCTAAGTGCTTACAACGTTGCTATGATTAGAAAGAAGTCCAAGGAAGGCGCAACTGGGGCTAGTCTTGCCAGACTGTTTGGCGTCTCAAAATCGAACATAAGCGCATTGCTAAAAGGCAAGATTTGGCAAACTTAAAAGTAGTCTCCAACAGCGCGGAATACTTCAGGAAGTCCGGACTGTGACTGAAGATGGTTATTGGTGCGTTGTATGCGGGCGATACCTGCAAGCCGAGGACGGGGTGATCGTGCATGACAACATACCGCACCCGGAAAACATGACTTTTGACGAAGACGAAAGGCCGCAATGAGTGAGATTGGAATTGCTCATTTTTGCTTAGGAAACGGCGCGCTTAAATGCGACGGTTGCAAACAAGAAAAGAACTGGCAGACGCTTAACCAAATGCCAGATCCATTGCGTAAAACACTGCAAGCGCAGGCGCAACGCATTGACGACACAGAATGTATTCTGTCTGGTCGGACTTGGTATGTTGCATAATTAAAATGCTTAAAGTAGTCTCCGACAACGCCGAACCATCCAAGCCTAAAGGCCGCGTCAGGCTGTCGTCTGTCTCGACATATTGCCCGGTCTGCAAGGCGAACGCATGGATCATGGTCAATATCGGGCCGGCGAATGTCATTGCCGGGACGAAGCCGGTTAGGCAAAGGTGTTGCGTGTTTTGTCTGAGCCATGGGAAGGTGACTACTTGGTAGGCTTTACTGCCTGACCGCAGCATGGGCAGACATTAGCTCGGCGCTTCAATGCCCGGCTGAGGGATGATTGCTGTACTCCGTGCCTCTTCGCGGCTGCATAGGCGGTCATGCCGAGGTCAATATCGGATAGCGCCGCAAGCACTGCGGCTGATTGTGGGCGGCTCATTTGTCAATCTCGAATACCCTGGCATCAAGTTCTATGTCGCCAGAGATATAGCCGGTTGATTGATAGATTTTGATGATATCGATTGTTGCTTCCGGGTAGTCGTCTGCAAACACATCGGCCAGCATTTGCGCTTCTTCCTTGCTGGCGAACCGTTTTTCCTGATCGTTGCCGTTAATCCGAATCTTGAAAGCAAGCATCTCATTCTCCTTGGTTGATAAATCCGCACTAGCAAGCCCGTAGGCTTGGTGGTGGAGACTTAGTTAAATTTGTGTTTCTGCATCAGCACTGAAGTAGCAGCGCGGCAAGGGCCGGTCACATAGTCAAGCAGATGTTCTGCTTCTTCGTCGGTCACTTCTTCGTAAGCCTGCTGCGCTGTGATTCCGTAATGCGCGGCGATGTTCTCAAGAATCATGGCCTTTGACTTGTTGTCGATTGCTGCCAGGAAGTTAGCTGTCGTCATTTCGTTTCCCTCTTTGCGTTTGTTGATCTGATGTAGTGATTATAGTTACTTGCCTCAAGAAAGCAAGTATTCTTTTCATCATCACCGCAAATAGTTCAGAAACAGTCCGCTTGCATTCCGCATAATGTAGTGCTACTCTAATCGCGCGGCGGATTCGTTCGCCCAAAGATTAACAATACGCATGGCGATTGTGACAATTGCAAGCGGCTGACCTGAAATCACGCCGCCTCAGTCGCCAGCCTTATTGGTGAATGCGCAGGCTGATGCGCTGGATCGGTGAAAAGCCGAGTGAGTTGAAGCAAGCCTAAATAAGCCGGAGATCAGCACCGGCCACCAATAACTTATTACCGAAGCCTCGAACCTTAACTGGTCCGGGGCTTTTTTATTGCCTATTGCCGGATGGTGAATGGGTGCTTGGCTCGGATGAGCTATCAATGGCCGGATGGCCTGGGAGTGTTTCATGAAGTTGAAGCTAGACGACAAGGGCAACGTGGTTGTTCAGGATGGCAAGCCGGTATTTGTGCATGACGATGGAAAAGAAGTGGCGTTCGACGCTGTTTCCACTGTCGCAACCATTTCCCGACTCAATGCCGAGGCAAAGCAACACCGCGAACGCGCAGAAGCGGCTGAGAAGTCGCTTAAATCGTTCGACGGAATCGCCGATCCTGATGCTGCACGGAAAGCACTCGATACCGTCTCAAATCTTGACCACAAAAAGCTGATTGACTCTGGCGAAGTGGAAAAGGTTAAGGGTGAAATCACCAAGGCTTTCCAGGCGCAGCTTGACGAAGCGAACGGAAAATCCAAGACGCTGGAACAGGCGCTATATGGCGAGAAGGTTGGCGGGGCGTTTGCCAGGTCCAAGATGATCGCCGAAAAGCTCGCCATTCCTGCCGACATGGTGCAAGCCCGTTTCGGCCAGGCGTTCAAGATCGAAGGTGACAAGACGGTTGCCTACGATGCGTCCGGTAACAAGATTTTCAGCCGCGCACGCCCTGGCGAACTTGCCGACTTCGACGAAGCACTCGAAACACTCATTGAGCAGTACCCGTACAAGGAACACATCCTTAAAAGCTCTGGCGCTTCTGGCGGCGGTGCGCAAGGAAGTGGAACCGGAGGCGGTGGAAAACAAACACGCACGCGCCAGCAGTTCGAGCAAATGATGCCCAGTGAAAGGGCCGCATTTGCCAAGGACATGAAGGAAGGCCGCGCATTGATTACTGATTAAAAGGAGTTACACAAATGGGCGCTCTTACCCTTACCAATCTCATCCCCTCGATTTATGAGGCAATGGACGTTGTTTCCCGTGAAGCTGTTGGCTTTATTCCTGCGGTTGCGCGCGATTCACAAGCCGCTCGCGCTGCTGTCGGCCAGTCCGTCATTTCTCCGGTCGTCGGTCCGATGGCCGCAGAAGCTCTGACCGCCGCTGCGTATGCTGCCGACACCCCGGCGCAGACGATCAACAACGTGCAGATGACCATCTCTAAGGCCCGTTCCGTCCCGTTCGGCGTGACTGGCGAAGAAACTGTCGCTCTGAACAGCGCCGGCACCTTGCAGACGATCAACCGTGATCGTATCGCTCAGGCTATCCGCACCCTGACCAACGAAGTCGAAACCGACCTCGCCGCGCTGCATGTCGAAGCCTCGCGTGCTTACGGCACCTATAACGGTACGCCGTTCGGCACTGCTGGAGATCTGGTTGATTTTGCGGAATCGCTGCGCATCCTTGACGAAAACGGCGCACCGCAATCCGACCGCCACATGGTTCTCGGTTCCACATCGGTAGCACGCCTGCGCGGCAAGCAGTCGGTGTTGTTCAAGGTGAATGAATCCGGCAATGATGACATGCTGCGCCGTGGCACGCTCGGCCAAGTCGAAGGTTTCGACCTGCACTATTCCGGCCAAGTAAAGACCGCTGTTACCGTCGGCTCCGCAACTGCCACCGTCGACGCCACTGGCTACGCTGTCGGTTCCACTAGCTTCACCCTGTCGGCTGCTGCTGTCGCGTTGCTGGCTGGTGACATCATCACCTTTGCCGGCGATACGAATCAGTACGTCGTCAAGACCGCTGTTTCCGGAACGGGCGGCACGCTGGTGATTCAGGAGCCTGGTATCAAGGTCGCCATGTCTGCCGCTACCAAGGCAATCACGGTTGTTGCGGCAACCACCCGCAACATGTTCTTCCAGCGTTCTGCGATTCAACTGGCTACTCGCGCCCCGGCCATGCCGGAAGGAGGCGATGCTGCTGATGACGTGATGCTCGTGACCGATCCTGTCTCCGGCATTACCTACGAGTTCTGCATCTACAAGCAGAAGCGCCAATTGCGCTACGAAGTTAATTTGGCGTGGGGTGCAAAGGTCATTGCCCCGCGTCATTTCGGCCTGCTCATCGGCGCTTAATGAAGTACGGGCGGGGCTTCGGCCTCGCCCATTTCCAAGGATAGATAAATGTCTGCTGTTCCTGTTGTGCGCATTGTTTGGCCGGCTAATGAGGAATACGGCGGCTTCGTTGAAATCAACGAGTCCGACTTTGATCCTGAAAAGCATGTGCTGTTTGAGCAGTGCGCAGAACCGGAAAAGCCGAAACGCGGCCGCCCGCCGAAAGCGAAGGTTGAAGAATGAGCCTTATCACGGAAGACGGCACCGGACGCGATGATGCTGAATCGTATGTCACCGTAGCCTATGCCGACAATTACGCCACTGCTCACGGCCTGACTGCTTGGACTGGAACGGATGCCGTCAAAGAGGTTGCGCTGCGCAAGGCAACTCAGTATATCGACACGACATATAACTTCCGCTCTGCCAAGTCCTACCAATACCAGTCGCTAGAATTCCCGCGCCAGCTTTGGGATTGGGACATGTCGCCGGAAATGTCGCGCCTGTTCGCGGCAACCGTTGAACTCGCAGTCAAGGCACTGACTGAAAGCCTGTTTGCCGATGTAGAACCTAACGTGGTCACGCTCGTTAAGGTCGGGCCGATCACCAAACAGACACGGCCCGCAGATACTTCCGGGCAGAAGCGATTCGCCAATGTGGATGCACTGCTTAAGCAACTGACGACTGGCCTCGGTGGCGTCGCTGTGGTTCGCGCATGAAATTTAATTATGCAGAAATTGCCGCCGACGTAGATTTAATGATTTACGAGGCCGGTCAGTCAATGACGCTGAAAGTGTCGTCTGGCGCTGCCTATGATCCTGAAACAGGGTCTAGCGTCGTAACTTACACTGACCAATCTGCAACTGGCTGCACAGATGAGTTTGAAAAAAAGCTGATTGACGGCACGAAAATACGGATTGGCGACAAACTAGTATGGCTATCGCCAATCGGAATATCAGAGCCAAAGGACGGCGACCAGTTAGTTATTGGCTCCGATACATGGCAGGTTGTTCCTCCGGTAAGTGTGATATCTCCGGCTGGAATTGCCTGTCTGTATGGTGTTCAGGTGCGCAAATGACCTTTGCGCTTGATCTGAGCAAGGCTATCGAGAAGGCGAAGGATAAGGCCGAGCTTGCCGTGCGCGGTATTGCCATTGATCTATTCAACGGCATTATTGAAATGTCCCCGGTTGCTCACCCGCCATCGTGGAAAAGCGTAATTGAGTGGGAAGCAAGGAAAGCCGCTGGAAAGACCAAGGCGAAAAGCCCGGCAGATGGTTATGTCGGCGGTCACTTCAGAAGGAACTGGAACTGTTCTATTGGATCGCCTGATATTTCAACCACGGATGAAACAGACCCATCAGGAAGTATCGCAAAGGCCAAAGTTCATGCCGTCGTTATGAGCTACAAACTTGGCGAACAAAGTGTGTTCCTTTGTAACTCACTTGAATATGCTCAGGCGCTTGAAGAAGGCCATTCTGGACAAGCGCCTGTCGGCATGGTTCGCGTATCAATCGCCCGCATGAACGCTCACGGCTATGTCTGACAAAACCATCCGCGCCGCGCTTGAGAGCAGACTAGCGACATGGGCGGCCACGCAATCGCTCACGGTGCAATATCAGAACGTGCCGATCTCGCAACCGACAACAACCTATCTCCGCGCCTGGTTCATGCCGGCCAATCGTGGCAGCAAGGATTTGGCCGGGCTGCATGTGCTGTATGCCGGGATATTCCAGATTGATGTAGTCGGCGTCGAGAACGTCGGCACGGGCGCTGTGGCAACCATCGTTGAAGCGATCGCCGCGCAGTTCCCAAATAACCTGCTGATCGTCAAGTCAGGCTTGACGGTTCGCATCGTTGCGCCGCCATCGCCAAAGACGGGTGAATACGAACCTGGCCGCTATGTGGTCAAGGTGTCGATTCCGTACAGATGCGACACGATTTAGCTACTAATTCAGTAATAGATTAGTAGAAATTGCATAGAACCCGCTTCTGCGGGTTTTTTTACGCCCGTTTGGGCATCAATGACCCGCTCCGGCGGGTTTTTTCATATCTGAAAGGCCCAAATCATGAGTGTACGTTTGCCTAACGGTACTACTTTCTCCATCGCCACCGCTTACGGTGCTGTCAAAACAATGTCGGCAGTCACCAATGCCGATCCCGGCGTTGCCACGCTTGAGGCTTCGCATGGCATCGCAACCGGCGAATTCTTCGAGGTCACTTCCGGCTGGTCGCGTCTGACCAACAAAGTCGTCAAGGCCGGCACTGTCGCCACCAATGACGTGCCATTGCTCGGCATTGATACCACCCTGACCTCGATCTATCCGGCGGCTTCCGGCACTGGCACCGTGCGCGAAATCACTACATGGACGCAAGTTGCTCAGGTGCTTTCGTCTAGCAGCGACGGCGGCGAACAGCAGTTCGTGACTTACCAATTCCTTGAATCCGATGCTGAAAAGCGCATCCCGACCGTGAAATCCGCTGGCGGCCTGACGCTTTCCATTGCTGACGACGCAACGCAGCCAGGTTATATCGCGCTGTCCGAAGCCAATGATGACCGCCTGCAACGCGCCGTTAAGGCCACGCTGCCGGATGGCTCGGTGATTGTCTATAACGCCTACATCTCGCTGAACAAGACGCCTTCCATGACCATCAATGAAATCATGGCCTGCGAAGCGACGTTCTCGTTCCTTGCCGAGCCGGTGCGCTACTGATGTTCAAAATCAAGGCTAATCCGACCTTCCAGGCCACGGTCAAAATCCGTGCGCCGGGTGGCGAAGTTCAAGAATTGCCGGTGGTCTTTCGCCACAAGCGCAAAGACGAAGTTAAGGCGTTCTTCGAGGAAGCATCGGCAAAGGATAAATCCGATGTCGCTTGCATCCTTGAACTGGTCGAATCATGGAAAGCCGATTCCGACCTGTCCGCCGCTTCCGTTGCCGAGTTGCTGCAAAACTATCCGGCCTCTGCCCATGCAATCTTCAACTGCTACATGGCGGAACTGATCGACGCCCGATTGGGAAACTGAGGGCGCTTTCCCGAAAGCTGAATGAGGATCAGCCGACCGACGCGGAACTCGCTGCGGTCGGCCTGAAGCGTTCTGATTTCGGGGAAGCGGATAGCGTGGATGTATGGCCGGAGAACATGCCCGTCTTACGGCTGTTTGATGCCATGAGAACCCAGTGGCGCGTTGGCTACTCAGGCGCTTACGGCATGGATTACTCGGCGCTTCCGGCGGTAATGGACTTGCTCAATATCGACGATAGGCAGTGGGCGTTTGAAGGATTCCGTGTCATGGAAGACGAAGCCCTGCGAGAAATGCACAAGGATAAATGATGGCTGAGAACATTACGACGCTAGGGATTGAGGTAAAAACCTCTGGCGTACAGCAAGCCGCGTCCGACCTGCAAAAACTCGCCAATTCTGCCGGTTCAGCCGAGCAATCAACTGGTGGAATGGCATCGGCGATTGATCGCGTCAATGCGCAAATGCGGGCAATGGGCGACAAGGCCAAAGGTGCCGGCCAGGCGTTCAAGTCGCTCGATCCTGCTGCGCAATCACTCGGCAAGATCGCCAAGGAATCCGAGAACGCTTCTGGTGCGCTTGGAAAACTTGGCAACAATTCGTCTTTCCAGAAAATAGCTACCGGGTCGCAGGATGCTGCGTCTGGTATCCGCAAGGCAACCACTGAACTCGACAAGTTCAACCGGGAAGCCAATAGCACAGAGAAAAACGCAGGCAGCATGTCGGCGGCTTTCGCGTCGCTGTCAAAGGTAGCTGGCGGGCTATTCGCCGGCTTCTCTATCGCTCAATTCGCCGGGAAACTCGTTTCCGTTCAGCGCGAATTCGACGTACTAAATTCAGCACTGATTACTATCACAGGATCGTCTGCCAAAGCAGAAAACGAACTGCAATGGATCAAGTCATTTGCGGCTGAAACCCCGTTTTCACTGACCGAAGTCACCCAGGCATTCATCAAGCTGAAAACGCTTGGCCTTGATGCGTCAAAGCCATCTCTGGTTTCGTTCGGCAATACCGCCTCGGCAATGGGTAAGTCGCTGAATCAGATGATCGAAGCGGTTGCCGATGCTTCTACTGGCGAGTTTGAGCGACTGAAAGAATTTGGCATCAAGGCGAAGAAGAACGGCGACGATATTTCTCTGACGTTCCAAGGCGTCACGACGACGGTAAAGAATAGCGCCGAAGAAATCAGCAAATACCTGACCGATATTGGCAACAACAACTTTGCCGGCGCGATGTCTGAACGCGCCAAGACGCTTGATGGGGCCATCTCAAATCTAGGCGATTCGTGGGACGAACTGTTCCGCACGATCAACAATAACAATGCCGGAGGTCTGATATTCGATAGCGTCAAATTGGCGACCGGCGCCATTGCTGACATGATTTCGTTGCTCAATGCGATGAATTCAGCAAGCAGCGATGCAGCACGCGAAACTGGCGTATTGGCATCGGCACAGAATGGCCTGAAAACGGTATTTGAAACGGTCGCCATTCTCGGCATGAACGTCAAGTTTGTGCTGGTTCAGCTAGGTCAGGAAATGGGTGCATTTGCCGCTCATACGCAGGCGCTTCTATCTCTGAATTTCTCGGCTGCAAACCAGATTCGCCAGATGCGCAAGGAAGATGCAGCGCAGGCACGCGGAGAACTTGATAGGGCAGAGCAGCGTGTTCTCAATCGGAACAGATTCAACAACGATCTAGGCGCGTTGTCTGAAGGTTTGCCGACCAGCAAACCAAAATCATCTGGTTCAAGTATCGGAACATCTGTAAAGAAATCAGGCGGCGGACGATCGGTTACGGCAAAAGAGTCTGAAGAAGCTAAAGCCTATGAGCAGGCAATGAAGGGTTTCGCCGACATTACGTCATCGGCACAAAAGGCAACGCTTGAACTTACGGGAAGCCAAGCAAAGCTTTACGACCTGATGGCGTCGCCGCAATGGGCGAACATGCCGGAAGCGTGGCGACAAACTGCGCTGGCACAGTTTGAATCAGCCCGCGCAGCAGAGCAGGCCGCCGAGAAATTCCGCGAACATTCAAAGGCAATGGAAGAAGGAAAGCGCATTACCGAATCCATGCGCACGCCTGAAGAAGACCTAGCCGCTCAGATCGTCAAACTGAACGGCCTTTTAGACGAAGGCGCGATCAGTTGGGATGTCTATGCGCGTGCCGTGTTTGCTGCCCAGGACAAACTCGACGGCTTGAAAAACAAATCCGTTGAAACAACCAATGAGCTAGACGAATTCACCAAGTCAGCAGCGAAGAACATGCAGTCGGCCTTTGCTGATTTCCTGTTTGACCCGTTCGCCGAAGGCGCCGACAAGATGGCGTACAAGTTCGCGCAGACGATGCAACGGATGGCTGCTGAAGCGCTGGCCGCTGGCATTATGAAGAAGATGTTCGGCGACATTATCTCCGGTGGAAAGTCGGGCGATAGCGGGGTGATTGGCGGATTGTTTAGCTCTGCCATCAAGGCGTTCGGTTTCCATGATGGCGGGCCTGTCACGTCTAGCGGAAGCAGCGCATCGTTTTCTCGTTCGGTATCGCCCGACTTATTCCTGAATGCGAGGCGCTATCACAGCGGCGGGCTGGTCGGCGACGAAGTGCCGGCCATTCTAAAACCTGGCGAATTGGTGCTAACCAAAGAGCAGCAACGTGGAATGTCCAGAGGCGGGCAGGCATCGCAGCAGAATATCCGCATCGTCAATGCCTTCGATAACTCGGTAATCGAGAACTACCTCGGTAGTTCGGCGGGTGAAAAAGTCATCATGAACGCCGTGCAGCGCAACGCTGGCGCATTCCGTCAGGCGATGGCATGAACCTGTGGCCTTTCCCGCCGATTGATGAAGTCATCGAGGCGCTTGAGTGGAAAACCGACGTTCTTCAGGCATATGCCGGCGAACAAAGGTTTCGATTGCGTGAAAGGCCGCGTCGCTCGTGGAGTTTAAACCACCTGTTTGACGACGAAGGCCAAGCAGCGGCACGGGCCATCATGCGCGGCGCCGATGGGTTTTATGTCCCGGATTGGATCAGGCGCATTTATTCAGGAAGTGTCTCCGCAGGTGCGTCCGTTTCGATCACGATGGATACGACCGGGCTAGGGCTGTCGGCGGGCGCTTCCGTTGTGCTGTGGAGTGGCATGCTGGCTAATGAGGTTTGTGTCATTGAAAGCGTATCGCCGACGGCCTTGGTTCTGGAATATGTCTCCACGGCACGAACAACAACGATTTACCGGGTCGATAACGCAATCCAATCCGCCTCGCTGGATATGACAAGGATGCCTGGGCATCTGCAAACCGCATCAATTACGTTTGAATCTCCGGCTGTCGATACCTATGCAGCAAGCACCTATGCCCAATACCGAAGTCATGACGTTCTGCCGATTTCCGCAACTGTGACCAATCGCGGCACATTGTCGGAAAACATCGTCTGGCCGCTGGAAGTTTTTGATAACGGCACGGGGCTGGTTTCAACATCTGCCACCCGCAGCAACCCGGACAACAAATTTATGATGCGATGGCACGTCTTTACGCAGGCTGAGATTCAGGCGTTGCGCGCATGGGTGGCGAGTCGATACGGGCGCTGGCTGGCTTTCTGGCATTCGACGCGACAAAAAGACCTGGTGTGCGCTGCTGATATTGGGGCGGCGGCAACTACCGTTCGCGTATTTACGCCAATGGGTGCAACGACGCTTGGGCGTAGCGCGTTCGACATTGAAATCATCGTTCCATCTGGTCCGTACTTCAGGCGCGTTACATCGGTTTCCGCCGGCCCTTCGGTAAGCGGTCGCCCGACATTTGACCTGACGATTGATAGTGCGCTAGGCGTTGCCGTTGTTGCGGCTGCGGTCGGTCGAATTTCATACCTGCGCTGCTCACGGTTTGATTCTGACCGTATCGAACTGCTGCACCGCCCATGCGAAGGATTGGCCGTTGCTGTTCCGTGTATCGAGGTGCCGGTGCCATGACCTATGCCGTTATCGAAGCATCGGCACAATCCGGTCACCCAGTCGAACTCTACGAATTCATGAATGGCACGACCGCCTACCGCTACACCAGCAGCGACGGCGATGTGGTCTATGGAGGAAACACCTATACCGCAGTTCCAATTGCGCGGGGGGCTGTTGAGGCAACCAGCGAAACGGCACGTCTGGCGCTGGACATTACCTGCGCCAGAGGCCTGCCGATCCTTGACCTATTTTCCGTCATGCCACCTGAAACGGTGGTCGCCGTCACCCTGCGCCGGCTGCATGCGAGTGATGGTGAGGCGATCACGATGTGGATGGGCCGCGTCCTCAATATCACCATGAACAACGCCGCTGCCGAAATCCATTGCGAGAGCGTCTATACCTCGCTCAAGCGCACTGGCCTGCGCCGGCTGTACCAGAAGGGGTGCACGCACCCAATCTATGGCCCCGGCTGCGGGTTGGACAGGGACGATTTCAAGGTGGTGCGCACGGTGGCCACGGTCAGCGGAACCACGATCACCATGAGCACGTTGTCCGGCTATGCCGACGGCTACTTCGCCGGTGGCTACCTGGAATGGGAGAAGATCTCCGGCGTCTTCGAGCGCCGCGCCATCCGCTCGCAGGCCGGCGCCGTGGTCACCATCGGCTTCCCGGTCCCCGGCCTGGCGGCCAGCGCCTCGGTCAATCTCTATCCAGGCTGCGACCACAGCCTGGCCACCTGCGACGGCAAGTTCGCGAACCGTCTCAACTACGGCGGCCAGCCCTACTACCCGGACAAAAACCCGTTCAACGGCGTCGCCATCTATTGAGCCACGGCCATGACCTTCGTCTTTCAGCTACTCATCCTCGTCGTTTCCTACTTCGTCAGCGCCGCCCTGGCGCCGAAGCCGCCCAAGCCCAAGCCGGCGGCGCTAGAAGACTTCGACATCCCGGTCGCCGAGCAGGGGCGCCCGATCCCGGTCGTCTTCGGCACGGTCACGCTCACGGGCGCGAACGTGCTCTGGTACGGCGACCTGCGTACGACCGCGATCAAGGAAAAGGGCGGCAAGAAATGACCATCGTCACGCACCGCCACTGCCGCGAGCTGGGTTACTGCAATCGCGGCCTGCGCGCGTGGTTCGCCCGCGAGGGGCTGGATTGGGCCGATTTCGTGAAGCACGGCATCGCCGCCGAGGTGCTGCGCCAGCGCGACAACGCCATGGCTGAGCGCGCCATCGCACTCGCTGAAGGGGAGGCCGCGCATGGGTAGCAAGAAATCAGTCACCGTCGGCTACCGCTACCACCTCGGCCTGCACTTCGGCCTGTGCCACGGGCCGGTCGATGCTGTGCAGAAGGTGGTGGTCGGCGAGCGCGTGGCCTGGGTCGGGCATCAGGATGCCAGCGGTGCGGTGGCAATCTATGCGCCTGAACTCTTCGGTGGCGACAAGCGCGAAGGCGGGGTCGCCGGCCAGCTCGACGTGCTCATGGGCGAATCGACGCAGGTCGAGAACAGCTACCTGCAGTCGAAGCTCGGTGCGGCGATCCCGGCGTTTCGCGGCATCCTCTCCGCCGTCTGGCGCGGCGGCCAGGTTACGGCGAACAACCCCTACCTGAAGCCGTGGGCATTCACCGTGCGCAGGATTCTGCAGGGATGGACAGGCGGTTCAGCATGGTATCCGCCAAAAGCAATTATTCGCACTGTTTCGGACATCGTTACAGAAGAATTTTCGGTGGCATTCCCGGTGCTGACGCAGGGCGTTGATGCGTCTTATCCGGCACCTGGGCAGACGTATCCGATTCCTGTCGTCATGGGGCCGTTCGCCGAAGCTCGGCGCGTGGTTATCGGGAATTTGGCTGGCGCCGGAAACTTTAACGTCGACGATTATTTCGTGGTCAACGGCGAAGTATTCAACCCGGCCGGGTCAGCCGGAACGCCAGTGCCGGCAGGGACCGACCTCGGGATGCTGGCCCCCGGAGAAACGATGACGTTCTCCGTAAAAAATACCGTCAACCCTTATTGTAGCGGGTACGGGACAATAACTGCGTTTGTTGCCGAGGGGGTCGACATGAACCCCGCGCACATGATCTATCAATGCCTGACCGACAAAGCGTGGGGCATGGGCTACCCGGTCACGGCAATCGACAGTGCCTCCTTCACTGCTGCGGCCGACACCCTGTATGCCGAGGGGTTTGGCCTCTCGATGTTGTGGAACCAGCAGGAGATCATCGAGCAGTTTATTGGCGTTATCCTCGATCACATCGGCGGCATTCTCTATGTTCGCCCGGAAACATCGACCTTTGCGCTCAAGCTGATCCGCGCCGACTACGATCGCGGCACCTTGCCGCTATACGGCCCGGCTACCTTGGTCGCTGCCGATAACTACCAGCGTCAGGGGTGGGGCGAAACAGTCAACGAGATCACCGTCGTTTACACGCACGCCAATACATCCAAAGACATCCCGGTTACGGTGCAGGACCCGGCCAACATTGCCGTGCAGGGCGGCGTCGTGGCTCAGACGCGCAACTATCCTGGCATTCGCAGCCCATTGATCGCGCAACGGGTGGCGCTGCGCGACCTGCAAGCCGGGTCGACGCCGCTGGCCAGCATCAAGCTGACCGCCACCCGGGCCGCCTGGCAGGTATTTCCCGGCGATGTCTTCCGCCTGACCTGGCCGGAGTACCAGATCGACGACGTGGTTTATCGGGCGCTCAACGTCAATCGTGGCACCCTGACTGACGGTCAGATCATCATCGATGCCGTCGAGGATGTGTTCGGCCTGCCAGAAAACACTTACCTGGCGGAGCAGCCTGGCGGCTGGGTCGATCCGTCGAATCCACCGGCCGCGGCGCTCTATCGCAAGGTTATCGAGGTGCCGTACTGGGACCTGGCGCGTAACCTGACGGCCGCCGACCTCGATTACGTCGACGCGCTTTCCGGCTACCTGGAAACACTCGCCGTGCGCCCGAGCGGCGATGCTCTCAACTACGGAATCCAGGCCAAGGTCGGCGCGGCAGCTTACGAGGCCGCCGGCAACGGCGACTTCTGCCCGTCGGCGACGGTGGTCGGCGCGTTGACCAAGACGACGACGGCGATCACGCTGGCCAATGGCATCGACCTCGACCAGGTAGCAGCCGGCGGGTACGCGATCATCGACGACGAGTACGTGCTCGTTTCGGCCATCGATGCCATCGCCGGGACGGCGACAATTTCGCGCGGCCTGCTCGATACCGTGCCCGACGAGCACAGCGCCGGCGCCCGCATCTGGTTCGCCGATGGCGACCAAGGGTTCAGCACGACAGAATATGCCGATGGCGAGACAGTTGACGTCAAACTGCTGCCGGTTAGTGGTCGAGGTGAATTGGATATCAGCCTGGCGCCGGTAGATAGCCTGACAATGGATCAGCGGCAATACCGTCCATATCCGCCTGGAAATGTGCGCTTCGATACGCTGGAATGGCCTGCTGCCATTGATGGGGCCGCCGACATTGTGATGACCTGGGCGCACCGCGACCGATTGGCACAGACAGCCTACATCGTCGAACAGGATGAGGCCAGCATCGGCCCCGAGGCATCTGTTACCTACTCGCTCGAAGTTGCCGACGAAACCCTTACCGTGCTGCATTCGGCGACCGGAATAACCGCTGCCACCGCAACCGTGCCGGCTTCTGCGCTGACAGATGGCTTGTTGCGCTTCCGCTTGTGGTCGGTGCGCGGAGGTCTGGAAAGCTGGCAAACGCACGAACATTTCGCAATTTTTGGCGACGTTCGCGTTACCGAATCTGGTGAGCCGCGAACCACCGAAGCCGATGAATACCGTGTTACTGACTGAGGAATTAAGACATGAGCAAGAAAATCAGCGAACTGACATCGGCATCCACGCCGCTGGCCGGCACAGAAACCGTCGAGATCGTGCAGAGTGGCGTCAGCAAGAAGGTGGCGGTCAGTTATCTTGGCGGATCAAGCGGAGGTCGAGAATTACTGTCGGCTGATCGAACCTACTACGTGCGAACAGATGGCAGCAACAGTAATAATGGACTTGCAAATACGGCTGGTGGCGCGTTTCTGACGATACAAAAAGCCATTGATGTGGCTGCGAACATTGATAATGGCGGGTATGACGTGACCATCATGGTGGTCGCCGGCACCTATACAGGGGCCAACACCTTCAAAACAATCTTCGGGGCGGGGCGGATCGTCATTCGCGGCGATACGGCAGACCTGACCAGCACCATTGTTTCCACCACGTCGGCAAGCTGTTTTTCGACTACGAACGGGTTTTCCGGGGTGTATCACCTTGAATACATGAAGGTGCAGACCACGACATCAGGATATTGCCTGTTCGTCTTTGGCGGCGGTGTTGTCACATTTCAAAATATCAGCTTCGGCGCCTGCGCGGAAGCACATATTGGTGTTGGCGCGCTGGCAATGATTAAAGCAACTGGGAATTACACCATCAGCGGCGCTGCTACGACGCATATTTCAAGTTATGACTCCGGCGCCCTTCGCGTTCAAAGTGTGACGGTGACGGTGAGCGGCACGCCGGCATTCTCTGGTCAGTTTGTTGAGGTCGGGCGTAGCGGCGGGGCGCTTCTGAACTCAATCACTTTTTCCGGGTCAGCGACAGGAAAACGCTACAACGTAACACTTAATGGCGTGCTGTTTACGGGCGGCGGCGGCGCGAACTACTTCCCTGGCAACAGCGCAGGGACGACGGCGACGGGCGGGCAGTATGTCTAAATATTTAAAACATCAAGACAAGACAGGCGACAAGTCGACAACGTTGGTCAGTGACAGGCCAGGCCTGGTTGTCATGGCCTGAAACCAGGATTTAAAAATCATCGCGGCCGCAGGGCCGGGAAAGGAACAACATGACCGACGCAGAAGTTCTCCGCCAGATCAACCGGCGCCTCGACAAACAGGACGAGCAGCTCGCCGCGATCCGTGAGGAACAGATCCGCGTCGCCGCTGCCGCCGAAGCCCTGGCGCCGGCATTGGAAGAAATCACCGCATTCTGGAAAGGATCACGAATTCTAGCGCGCATCCTCGGAACGCTAGCGGCGCTGGCGTCGCTGGCCGTCGGGGCCATTGTCTGGTCGAAGGATCATCTGAAATAGCGAGGCGATGATGTCAGAGTTTCTCCCGGCGTTTGAAAAGATGATCGTCAATGAAGGCGGGTACGTGTTGCACACGGTTTCTGGTGATCGGGGCGGGCAGACCTTCGCCGGCATCGCCCGCAACGCCTGGCCGAAATGGCCGGGCTGGTCGGTGATTGACCATGGCGGAAAGCCGGACGCGGAAACCGTGCGCCGTTTCTACCGGGAGAACTTCTGGCAGCCGGTGCGCGGCGATGAAATCAACGACCAGGACGTGGCCCGCACGCTGTTTGATTTCGCAGTCAATGCCGGCACGCGCACGGCGGTCATCCTAGCGCAAACCGTCGCCGCTGTGACCCCGGATGGGAAGATCGGCCCGAAAACGATTGGCGCGATCAATGCGCTCGATCCGGACAAATTCATCCCGGCCTATGCCCTGGCCAAGATCGCGCGCTACCGTGACATCGTGACCCGCGACCGAAGCCAGCAGAAATTCCTGCTCGGCTGGATCAACCGCACGCTACGGGAGGCCGCATGAATCCCCTACTGATTGGCGGCATCGTTGAGGCGGTCGGAAAGATTGCCGATGATCTTTTCACTTCGGACAAGGAGCGACTCGATGCGCAGATCGAGCTGCAGCGACTCGGCATAGAAGAGCAGAAGGTCGAAGCCGGCCTGCTTTCCGGGCAACACGAGATCAACAAGGTCGAAGCCGGCCATTCCTCGATCTTCGTCGCCGGCTGGCGCCCTGCCGTCGGCTGGGTCGGCGTCGCTGCGATGGCCTATCAATTCATCCTCTACCCGTTCCTGGTGTGGGGATGGGCCGCCCTGCAAGCTGCCGGATGGGTTGATCAATCCCTTAGCCCGCCGCCGATTCTCGCTACAGACGCCCTATGGATCATTCTGACCGGCATTCTAGGCATCGGCACCATGCGCAGTTTTGACAAAAAAACCGGAACCGCACCCTGAAAGGACACGCCATGAACGAAATCCGCCGCGCCAGCCTGGCCCAGATTGCCGCCATGCTTGACCCGCTTTTGCAGCAAGCAACCGACCTGCTCGACGCCGAGCGCCAGGACGTTAGCGACCTGCCAGACAACATCGAGGATTCGCACTACGGCGAACACATCCTCAAGCGCCCGATGTTTGAGCTGTCAGCGGCGCGCGCCTGCCTACTTGAAGCGGTCGGGCATATTCGGGATGCGATTGCAAAGTGAATCACCCGCTGGCCACCCTGATCTATCTCGATTTCCGGTGGCTGGTTTTATGGTGGATCGGCTCGCTGATCGTCGCTGCCGCGCTGGTGCTGATCGTCGGTCTGCTGCTTACCTGGGTTGATCAATCGACCCGGCACGATGAATGAGCATGGACAACTGCCTGACCTACGCCCTGCGCGTGCTGCGCTATGGGCGAACGACCGACCACCTTCTGGTCAGGCGCTCACATTGGGGGTGGTTCCCGCACTTCTCAGCAATCTTTGAAATGGAAAACGGCGACCTGATCAAAAAAGAATACGTCCCGACCAGCCCGCGCCGGCGCTGGCTTCCCCCGCTTTTTTTCCGCGGCGAGGAAAGAACGACAATCTACCGGAGGCTTGAGCCGTGACCGCACGAATCATCAGTCTGGACAAGTGGCGCGCCGACCATCCGCCCATAGTGCGCCTAGCGCATCTCTCCGGCCACATCCTGCTCGCTAGCATTGCTCTACAGCGCAACGCTTGGCTGGCTTGGCTGACGATGTTCATTCGCCGCTGAGGGCGTGGAGCCGGTAGCCTGTCAGTTCGGCAGCGGTTAGAAACATCTTCCGATTTCAACGACGATGGGCGCGCACAGGATGACGAACTTCCGGCGCCGGGCGCCGCCATAGAACCCGATGGCCAGCGCCGGCCAGCGCGGCTCATAGCGGATCTTCAGCCAGCGGGAGGTGTGCAGGGTTTTCATTGTTTGTCGTCTATTTCGTGTTCGACCCCTTGATCCCGGACATCATACCGATGCGCTTCTGCTTTCAAGTCATCGCGCTGTCGCTCAACGGCGGCTAGTTGCTGGCGCATGGATTCGATTCCCGCTGCGTGATCTAACCTGTCGCGCTCGATCTTGGCTTCGTGATCCATCATGTCTCGCGCGATCTTGGCTGCACGTTCGGCAGCAACAGCTTGTTCATATAGGTTCATTTCACTTGCTCCCATGCGCGGTAGAGTCCTCCTTCAAAGTCGGCACCAACAGGCTCCGCATGGCACAGGATCAGATCATCTAGGTCATCGGTAGCGGCGAGTGCTTCTTTGCTTTTGTTTGTTGCTTCCCTCCAATCGTCTGCGCGCTTTTCAAACCAATCAATACAACCTGTAAGCGCATCCCGCAGCATCACCTCGCGCTTTTGGCTGTCCTCAAGCGCATCATTTGCCAAATACCACTTGCGTTCAAATTCCTCTGTCTGAGAGTTGGCAATCTTGATATTTTCATGCGCTGCGGCGAGTTGCTGGTTTAGACTCCTAATTACTTCGTTAGTGAGCAAGGCCCATCCTTGGCGCTCTTTAGCCAACTTATTTTTGTTCGGCAATAAGGACGTTTGCTGATGCAAGTTGTCGTGCCAGTTCTTTATTGTTAGCCTCTAGGCTATTCACATATAGGATATTCATTTCAAATCACCAAACAATAGTTACATGGTCAATAATCCAGCCGATAGCAAAGCCGGAAAGCGCAAAGATTGCACAAAGTCCTACGAAGGCAAGAATACAAAGCGTCCGCAGAACGGATAGGTCTGGTAGCGGGCCTCTCATTTCAGGCCTTTCGGGGAGTAGAGCGGGATCGAGTATTGAGCCATTTTCCCAACGACCACGCCATTCCATACATTCTTTACTGCGTGGGTAATAACATCGGAATCTTGGCGATTTTCGTGAAGCCAAGCAACAGGCTCACCGAGCCACGCCATGAGCGCAGAATCGTCGGGCTGGATGAGAAGAGCTGCCATATAGCGGTCGTGAATTTGCTCGGCCTCAACGCTAGTTCCGTCGATTGCCTCCACTGCGTACTTGGCGTCTTGCATTGCCTCGTCCTTCAGCTTGCATGCGGCGAGGGCAGCGGCGAGTTGCTCGCGCAGGGATTCGATTTCTTGAATCATTCTGTCGGTTAAAGATTGCGTTGCCCCGGTCGTCTTCATCATCTCGGCGTTGATCTCGCCAGCGATCTTGCTCATATTCCAGCCTTTCTCATTGCCGCCCACGCATCAGCGTTCTCAGCGGCTCCTGGTTGCAGTTCTTGGTACTCGCTCAATGCTTCCATGCCGGATCCCCACCATTTGCTAACGACGGCGCTGTCCTTGGTATCCAGTAGAAGACACTCAAGCTCAAGCGCCAAGCGGTGCGCTTGCGCCCACGCGGTATCGCGCTGCAGCTCAAGCTCTGTCATTTGCGCCCGAAACGACAGCGCCCGCTCGGTTGCCAGTTCGCGCTCAAGGCGCTCGATTTCGTCAGCGGCTTCATCCTCTACTCGCTTTGTCACCATTGCGGAGTGCCGCAAACGGTTAATTAGGTCTTGGCTCATTCTACTTTCTCCTTTGACTCTGTAGATAACATCCTCCGTGCGTCCTCCGCATGTCGCTCAAAATCCGAATGTCGTGTCGAGTACAGGGCGTCTTTCTTTTTTGCAAATGCCTCGTGGATC